GCAATAGCACCAGCGCCTCTAACGGTAGAATAAAGCGGGTCCATCCACTTCCCAGCAGCGCCAACCCCTTCAGCACCTCTTACTATCCCTGATCCCACCGTAGCGACGCCCCTGCCTACGCCCTCCGCTGCCGCCGCGACGCCTGGAATCTTCCCGGCAACATTACCAACAGCAGCAGCGCCGGGGATATTTTTAGCTAATCGCGCGGCCTTCCCGGCAATCATAGGAACTTTGGCCGCAGCCATAGCCCCGCCAGTAAGGAAGGCTGAGAAGTCAGCAAGAACCCCAACCGGGTCCGTGGCTAGAGTTCTTTTAATCTCATCTTCACCGCCGTAACGCTTGGAAAAGAACTCACCCATCGCATCTGCATATTTCTCCTTCCCCATAGGACCGTCTGTCCATGAGTCGGGAATCAGCTTCTGGGCCGCGCCAAGAGCCAAGTTGTATATAGACTCTCCGGTTTCTATTGGGCTTGTTACCATATGCGCTATATCACCCCCAAACTTAGCCGCGCTTGAGCCAAGGTTTGAAGCAGCCAAACCGGGAACATCAGCCCAATCTGGAGTAGTGGGCTGAATCGTTGTAGGATCAACTAATGAATCATCCTGCCACCCCATTACTGTTTTCTCCTTTTCTTACCTTGAGGGTCTATATATTCGGCACCGGACGGAAGAGAATTATAATAGGTATCAAAGGTACTTTTATTTTTAATAACAGGGGCTTTAATTTTTTCCCAAGGTCTTTCTTCTTTGGGGTACATTTCCTTGAACGCCCTCTTTTTTTCTTCTAAGTTTAGATAGTAGATTTCTTGAACCTTTTTAAGCGCAGGAATGAGCTTTTCTTTTTTTATTCGTGCATCAAGAGCGCCTTGCATGGCTTGTAATAGCCTATTTTCCATTTCGGATAATGCGCCAAGCGTTCCTCCCGCTGCCTTTATTCTAAGCAACTCTCCGAAGCCAATGTTTGATTTGATAGTGTCCAGAGATCGTTCAAGTTCAAAAGCGGGGCCGATAGCAATGCCCCTTAAGAGTTGCTGGCTTATTCCAGAAGAAAACCAAGAGGCGGATTCTGAAATTGCGTTTTCAATAGCTTTATCAAATGTCGGGGCGTTTAAGGTGGAGGCATAAATTGCGCTCCGACGCCCCGGAAGTTTCTTGATATTATCAATATTAAGGGCTGCTCGACGCTCGGCTTCTTTTTTCCTTTGAATCGTCTCCGGGTCTTCTGAGCCGCCGGGGATAGGCTCTGCGCCTGTCCTGGTCGTCCGGAAACCTTTTTTGAGTTCGCCAGCGCCTATTGTGATTTGTGTTTCAGCCTTCGCGCCACCAAGCCTTAGACCACGGGTGCCATCTGGATTAAGAATATAAACACCTTCTGCTGTCTTAACTGTTTTGGGAGAGCGATATTTATGTTGTTCCTTCTTTATATAATCTTCCATCTCCTGAGACCGCTTCAACTCCGCCGCTTCCCTGGCCTGCCTCTGACGATGTTCATCATGCATAAGGGCTACCCGCATATCCTGAGCCCCTGGTGACACAGACGGGTCCATAGCATTCAAAGCATCCATCCCGCCCCGTTTATTAAATGCGATCAAAGCAGCACGGTCTACATCTTCAGACGTTTCGTCCATGTCCATCGGCGCATTCATAACAATATCAGATGCTCGTTGCCCGCCGCGATTATAATAAGCTGACAGAACATCCTTCATTTCCGCTCGCTCCGCTGCTGATCTTTTCTTCTCCCTCTCTGCCGTAATATAATCGGCAATCAGCGGAGCCGCCTTGTCAAACAAATGACCAACGGGACTAAGCTGCGCCGTAGTGGCTGGCGTGCGTCTTGTTATCGGAGCCTTAACAGACAGCGGTTTCGTAGACGCGGGCTTCCTATAAAAGTCAATTGGATTAAATCTTTTGCGTGGAGCCATATCAGAACCCCTCCCAATTAGCGTACTTCTGTATTTCCGCATCTAAATTCTTATCAATCGCCGCTTGCTCGCGGGCCTCTCTTGCTCTGTCTTCCGCTCTCTTTTTTCTGAAAGCCTTATTAATAGGACCGAACACATCCCCATAACCGGGGATTTTCTGAGAGCCTGCGCCGCGCTTCTTCAATTTTGGAGTTTCCCCCATCAATAATGCGTCCTTCATTCTCTTGCGCGTGTATTCGACATCTGTATAAGCCATCTCAGAACCCCTCCGCGTAATATTTCACGGCGTTGGAAACGGCAGCATTAACAAGCGCGATATTGGGCGCAAGGGAATCATACAAATCCGGGTATCGGTCTTTCGTGTACGACACCCTCGCCGCTCCGGTCTTGCCCATGTATGCCGTGCAACACCAGCAAT